TAGCTTCATCACCACCCTTCTCGAAGGTTTCCCTATACTCCTCGGGTATGACCAACTTTTGAGCCATTTGACGAAACTGCATTTTTGCTTGATTAGCTATAGGCTCAAGTTTCGCCCTCTGCATCTCACGCTGAAGTGCCTGTGTTTTTGGCTCTAGTTCACGCCTAACTTCCTGCTTAGCCTGATCAATCCACATAGTTCTCTCGATCTTCTTGGCCTCGCTAGGACTTAGTTTGGGGCGATTTCTCTGAATAAACTGAGAGTACTCGTCATCGTCAGCGGGATTAAAGTGAGGATCTTCGGTTATCCTCTTATCTAGGTACTCCTTGGACTTCGAGAAGAAGGTCTTAAACTGGGCATCCATGCCCTTATACTTATCCCCTATATTCTTGGATGCATACTTAGCTATATCGTAAATATCACGCTCCTCAGGCATAAGTGAGGCAAGGAACTCTTGGTCATCATCCTCCTCTTGCTCTTCCTTTAGGTTGAATGCAGGCTGTTTCTTTACATCCTCAGGAATGTCTGGGTCGACGACCTTCCTTAACTTCTTCTTCTTAGGTTCTGCCTTTTCGGGTTCAGCTTCCTCCGCTTGAGGTTGCTCTGCCACTTCTTCAGGTTGTTGCTCCTGCTCTTGAGGTTGGTCTTCTTCTTCGACTGCCTCTGATAATGTCATTGGTGGACGAACATCTTCCTGCTCTTCCTCTGGCTCAATATCAGCCTTAGTGTCGTCCGATATTTCGAATAGAGTCTTGAATAATGGATTATCCTGTGGTGCCTTTTGTGGCTCAGGAAGAGACTCCTCTGCTACCACTTCTTCTGTAACTTGTTCTTCGCTCATACTTGTACTTGTTGGTCAGGTGCGGGTTGTGCCATTTGTTCAGGTTGTGCTTGAGGAGGAGCGCTCGCACCTGGAGCTACCTCTCCCTCTTGTAAAGGTTGTGGTTGTTGGGCTTGCTGGGTCTGCTGTACAAGCATCTGTACAGCTTCGAGAACCTGTGGCCATTGTTCCTTGATTTGGCTCAAGAACTGGTCATTGCCAACATTTGCAAGCTCTTGCTCTTGATCCATCTCATCTGTTTCAAGTTTTAAGTCATGAGCACCAGATAGCCTGAATATCTCATTGAACATGTTAAATATACGCTCCCTCCCTAAAGCAGAGGCCATATCTGGAACCTGAAGGAACTGCATAACTAATTGACCAAGAACCTGTGCGGACTGAGTGTCTCTAGCTCTCTCAGCTCCATCCCTTGCTCCAAACAAATACTCGTAAACCAAGCTCTTGGGCTCACCGATTACATTTCGCTTAGACATCGAATTATCTCCAGATGTCTCAACCTCAAATCCAGAATCTCTAATAATCTGCTCTGAGTATCTACCCTTAATAGGAACAACAAATTTATCCGAGGAGCAGGTTACCAAGTGCTCGTAAAGAACCTTTTTCATAGCTGCTCTCATGTCATCTATACCCTCCGAGATAAATGAGTAGATTGCATTTGTAGTGTTACCGATCTCTGCCACTTCTGTAGCTGAAATCTCACGAGGAGCGGGCTGACCAAGCTCTTGGGGAGACAAGATCAGCAACCGCTCTACGAGATTAAGCAACTGGAGGATTGCTTGAATAGATTGATTTATACCACCCGATAACTCCTTTTGGACATCAACGACACGAATAAAGTCTGCTGAGTTGATGCCTAGGTCGGCTGCTTTTTGCCCTGAATAAAATAGGGCTTTGGGTTTAGCATAGAAAGTGTCCTCGGCTAAAGACTGCTTTATGTAGTCCTTAACATCGTCATCTAGGGCATCTTGATCTATGGCGAAGATCTTAAACATACTCATTTTCATATGCTCAAGCATTGAGCTAAGTATGTTAGTTAACTGATCTTGGTATGGCATAATTTCATGTGCGACTGATATATTCGCCATGCGATCATCATTCTCATTTATACCACCATAAACCGCAGGCAATGATGGGAGGTATTCCGCATACACAATGGTCTGGTCACTAGCTACAGTAAACTTAAGCCAAACATCATGTGGGTAATCCCCAAGTCCATCCCGCTTTGGGTTGACGCGCATACACATATTTGTGACGAACATGCCCTTGTCCTCATCTTCAGCAGCATAAAGACCGACATTCGCCACCCTGTCATTCTGCATCGAGAAAGTGTCACCTATCTTAGGGAAGACAATATTGTCATTAAAGTAGTACCCAAAGAAATCAGAGTGAGCCTCATACAAGGCAGCTAAACTATTGGTAACACTTATTTCGTCAGTGTTCCAGGTGGCGGGGTTACTATGTATGTCTCCATACTTAACAATATCCCAAAACCCTATCCAATCTGGACCATGGTTTGTATTTATGTCATGGAGTGGCTTAGAGGTATCATAAATGATCCTTGTGGGGTGAGGAGTCGTGAATTTTACTCCACCCTTTTCCACATACGACTCCATAATTTCCTCGCCCGTAACATCGTCAGTAGACATTCTCCACTGAACATCCTCTGTCCATGAAGTCTCAGGGAAAGCCACAGAGTGTCCATACATGAACATCTGGCGAATTACTTGCTCAAATTGATGCCTATAACCAAACTGGTCACACATCATTTCAACACGCTGAGAAAGCACATCGGCACGCAATTTATCAGTTAATGCCGTACTGCGTGGTTCGTACTTGAAGTATGGATATAAATTACTAAACCTATGCACCTGAGCTGCGACCCGCCTAGTAATATAGGATCGAATAAGGTTAATAGACACCTCGTATAATCTTAGGGCATTAATATTCTTAAGTTGCCCCTCATCATCGTACTCGCAGAACTTGTCCGCACAATCCAGCTCATCTAACTTTGATGCACACTGATTAATATCTATCTTGCCTTGTGCATACTGTAATAACGGAATGGTGGACTTATTGATAGGGATCGAGTCCCAAGCCATATCCACACTCATGTACAGCTTTGCGTGACCTATGCACGCCCTAACCCCGCCTAGGATTCTTGACTGAATAAGGTCTTCAAACCTATTTCTTGTCTCCCAGTCTTTTCCTGCTTCATTGCATGTAAAAATTTCACGCAGTCTCTCTTGAGTGCATCCGTACTTCCTTAAAATATCCTTATCGACCATAGCTAAAATTAAATACCTCTCCTATTGTGTCTTTAGTGTAATGTTGTAGATACCTATGCTCTATGATCGTCAAAAGAAGAGATAGAGGCCCACTAAATGGTTTTGTTGAAACTAATTTTTTCACAAATTCTTCGTGCGATTCGTGAACCAAACTTGCGAGCTCCCCGTAGTTTATTCGAAGCACTCCACATAATCTGTCTACCCTTTGCTTGTCCCATCTTTTCTTTATGCCGAGACGCTCGTAATGAGTGTCCATGAGAATGGAGGCAGAAGTAGCATACTTAGACTCACCTTGGAGTTTCTTCTGTCTCGGACTCTTCGGGCTCCTGTTCGTTCGAACTGTCTTCGCTGTCGGATTCACTGGCGGTTATTCTAATTCCCTCTTTATCCTCAAACGCTCCAGTGAACTTTTTGTCGGATAACTCCTTAACCTGAAATGAGGCAGTAACTTTGACCACATCCCCAACCGCAACACCATCAAGCATATCGGTTATATCTGGGAACATCTCGAGGTTCATATTTAATATAGACTCCATATTCATGTCTGTAACTTATGTTTTAGTGTTACAAAATTCAAGCCCCAATATCCATGATTTCGGTTTTTACTAATTGCCCTGGAGGTGAAGCCAAGGTGTCATAGCTAAGGAATACATAAGACATCGCATCAAATGGGTGGACATATATGCTCCTCTTAGGCTTGAAGGCTATGTTTGGGTCATAGGTTTTGCCCTGCTTTTCTGAGATTAAGTTTTGGAACATCTTGAGTATTGCCGTGCATTGACTAGACACTAAAAACCTATCACTCTGTAGTTTTCCTATAGTTAATCGCACCCTAGCTTCAACTGAGCCATTAAACTTAGGGGCGGCACGCATTCTTATCGGGCTAAGATTAAATGTTTCTGCCTTTTGCCTAGATATTTCCTCGATGTCCCTTACATCATAAGATCCTGTCTTT